CCAGCACAAGGAGCAGCAGCCAGAACATCGGCAGCCCTTCGTCACGGCGTCGGTGTGCGGCCCGGGTGCGGGGTGAGTTACGTCGTCGATCGGTAGGGCGGGTCATTTCGCTGCTCCTTCTTTGTCGCTGTGGACACAGTGGTCCTTGGTTAACGGGCAGTAGGGACACAAGCCCGAGGGTGAGGCTTCCCAGTCTTCCGGATCGTTCGGATCTTTCCGGGCGACTCGGTCGGCCAGTCGAATAACATCGTGCTGCAGGTCGATCAACTGACCTCGCTCGATTCTCAGTGGGATGGCGGGGACTTGCAAGTCCTCCTTGATGAACGTCAGGTCCGCTCGGATCGTCATGATGTTGGGCTTCGCCAGAAACAGTACCATCGCCTGTTGATAGAGCTGATCGAGATCAGCGTAGCCGCTCTTGCCTGTCTTCCAGTCGGTGATATAGGCGATGTCGTCCCGCTCCAGCACGAGATCAATGAAGCAGGTGTAGAAACCGTTCTTCGAGAACGGGGCTCCCAGCGTCCAGTCGGGCATCACCGTGCAGCCGAACTCGGCGTGGGTGAAAGTGATCCCTGTCGGACGATCCTTCGCCATCCGCTCCTTGACCTTCTCGAGACGGGCGAGCACCCAGTTGTACTGCCTGAACTTGGAAGGCAGGTCCGTCTCGCCGTGTTTCAGGGCCATCTCGATGGCGGCGTGGATCGCCTTACCCTCGCCGGCCCCGTCGTACTTGCGTCTTACGGCGCGAGTGAAACGGACGTAGTAGAACTGCTTCTGACAGGTGGCAAAATCTTTGAAAGCGGAGTAGCTGTATGCGTTCACGGTCTCTCCTGTTTGGGTGGGGCGTGATTACCACACCAGTCGTGCAAGTCTATGTAGGTCCAGCCGCTCGACTGCCGGGCGTCCTCACGAATCTCTTGGTTACTGACGAAGCGATCGAAGAACACGCACCGCCAGCAGCCGGGGTGGTCACAGTCAAGAAGTACCCGCACGGTCTTAGTACCCTCGGTCGTTCGGGTGATTGACATGCGCTGCTCCTATTTGATGTCGCCATAGACGCGACCGAGTTTCGGCTTGCACACCAGCGGTGGCATGTCAGGCCAGTACGGACGATACGATTCCTCAAGGATGCGCTGGATCTCAGGCAGGTACGCTTCGGCCTGAGCCTCGGGGAGCAGGCCCACCAGCTCATCGTATATGTTATGTGCTACCCGCACGCCCAGTTGTTTTTCAATCAGGAACTGAGCGTGCGTCATGATCTCGTTAGCCAGACTCTGCGCCAAGTTCTCCACGAGCAGCGCACCGTACACGTTGCTGCTCCAGCCCGGACCCCGGGAGGAGTAGGACAAACCTTCGGACGACAGGTGCAGGTCTCGATAGTTCATGCACGTACCGCTGGGCCAGCGGACCACAGCAACGCCTTGCTCATGAGAGTAGAAACCGATGAGTGTTTCCGTCGGCAGGTTCAGGTGCTGGCCCAGCGTCTCTCGGTCGATCGATCCACTGCGGGCGACCTGATTCAATAGCGCATCGCAGAACCGCCACGCCGCAGGCAGCGCAGGGTGCTTGACCTTGCGGAAAGTGTCGACGATCCGCATCGCATCCATGTGGTCGATGCCCAGCGAGATGCCCAGCCGCTCTGCTCCTGTGCCGTACTGACAGGAGAGCTGCCCGATCTTGCCCATGAACCGCTGATCAAGATCGACCGTCGCAGGGTCAACACCAAACGCCTCAGCGTACAGATCCACATACATGTCTCGGTCGTTGAGGATGTAGTCGATACCCGTCTGATCTCGCACCATCCATCGAGTGATGCGCAACTCAAACCCTGAGTAGTCCGCCGCGAAAAGAACGTACCCCGGAGGAGCCTCGATGCAATTGCGTACGATCCCCTTGCTGGGCCAGTTCAGGGGGTTGCCCCCTGACCCGTCACTGCCCGTCGGCCTGTGGGTGTGAGCCCCTGACGCCACGATATGCAGGGGGAACGCACCGCCCAGCGCCTTGGCAATTCGGGAGTATCGATAGTTACGCTTATCACGGCTACCCGCTGACACTTCCCCCTTCAGGTCCATCATGCGCACCACATCAGGCGGTGTGTAGGGTGAGTTGTAGATCCGCTTCCACTCGGGGTGAGCCTTGCTGGCGAGCGCTATCTGTTTATCGGGGTCGCTCGGGCTCGGGATCGTGGGCCACCCGCCGGGGTAGATCGCATCCATGATCTCCTTGAACTTGGCAGACGACCGAAGCTGACTCGCCTGTATACCCTGCGAGTCCATGTAGTCCTTCACCTCTTGGTCCTGCAGCTCCTGATGGTGGCGCAGCTTCTCGTGATCGAGCCGAAGCACGGGGTCACACATCTGGCGCAAGGCCCAGTCGATAAAGTACCGGCGGATAGCGGGGATCTTGCCGTCCATCTTCTCCCACACGGCCCGGAGTTTCTCCACGTCTTGGTAGGCGTAGACCAGATAGGCTTCGAGATCCGCCTGATCTAGGTCTTGAGGGTGCTTGCCCATGACACTGAACAGGCCACGCCGATCCTTGGCCTGCCGCTCCTCCTCGCCGTTGCCCAGTACGTACGTCTGGTAGCAATCCTCCAGTGACTGGCCGTGCATGTACCGCTTCGACCCTCGCGTTCGTGTATAAGCTGAGCCGTTCAGGTACTGGTCCATCATCATCGTGCACACGCACTGCCCCGGCACGAGCCCCGTGTGGTAGCGGATGTAGGAGAAGTCGAACGCTCCGTTGTGGGCGACCACGGGGCGATGCTCATACCCGCGTCCGACCAGAATTCTTTTGAGCTGCGCCGCGGGAGTCTCATCGAAGCTCCCCGGTGCAGCGGGCTGACGGGGTAGAAGCAAGGGGGTCACCCCCTCGCCCGGCATCAGCGGATCATCAAGGATCACACACTGCGGATGCGACAGGGGGTGCACGTTGTACTCCCACGTGCTCATGTTCTTCAGGCTGCACCCGTCATCGAAGTAGGTCTCGAGGTCGAGGAACAGCGGCGCGTTGCCATGCCCAGTGGGGTATGGGTTGATGACTGCTCGGGGCGAACTAGCGGGGGTGTTCACGCCGTGTGTGTCCGGTGCTTGTCGCGGTGAATCTCTGCTTCCAAATCCCGCAGCTCCTTCTGCTTGCGCTTCATCTTTCTGCAGGCTGCACGGTACTTGTGCTCTGCTTCGTCTCGCTCAGTCTCGTAATAGCCAGCACGAATTCTCAGATTCTCAATAGCCTGTTCAAGGCCAGCAATTAGTTCCGCGTTTTCATCGGCGCCCATTCTCAGCTCCTGTCAGCGCCCCGCCCGGGATGGGCGGGGCTAGGTCTACCTACTCGCTGCCGATTTGCTCGTTTGCCAGTCTGATCACCTTCTCCCAAGCATTGACACTCGCATAACTTTTCTGCAAAGCGGCTTGCAGCATGGCCTCATAGCCTGTCGCCAGAGCAATAGCCTGAATGTCAACATGCTCAGCTTCTGCGATCTGATGCTTGTTCTTTCTGTTTGCGGTCTGGCTGTCCGCGATGGAATGAATCAGACTTCTAGCTTGGTCGAACGCTCTTTGCGCTGTGATCAAAACCTCTGCCCATTGAGCCTCGTCGGCCTCGATAAGTACGCCGTGATTCTCCACAGCGCTTGCCACTGTCATTTTTTTCTTGGTCATCTTGTCAGCTCCTGTCAGTGCCCCGCCCGGGAGGGGCGGGGCTATGCACTACCTACTCGCTGCCCGTCGTTATGCAGCTGGACTCGAGGTTGAACGCCGTGGTCTCGAGTGAGCTCCGCAGTGTCTGCACCTTGGCCGCATCGAACAGATCATTGTTCGTGGTGGCCGGACCAAACACTTTGAAGTCGTCGAAGTTATCGAGGAAGTGCGGGAACTTCCGGCAGAAGTTCGAGACATCAGGGGCTGTGTCACCGACGATCGCATCCGCCGACTCGCACGCCGTACGCAAGGCGTTGAACGTACGACGACTGACGGCGGTCTCGCCGCCGACCACGGTCAGGAGATCCCGGCACTCGTCCGCAAGCTTGCGTCGAATCTGATCAAGCATGCGATCGAGCTGCTGGCAGGCGTCGGCGGCAATACGCTCGACCACCTGAGGGGGCAGCGCACTGCTCGCGTTGTCGGCCATCGCTTCGACGAACGCCTGCGTCTCGAACTCGGCGATGTAGTCTGCCGCCGCCACATAGGGGAACTTGTTGAGGGGTACCTCGAACTCCCCGGCGGATGACAGGCACTTGGCCCGGAAGTTATCCCATGCCGTCGTCGGCACAAGATCATGGCTCTTGATGTAGCTGTCAGCCACGGCGGTGCGCTCCTTGCGAGTCGTCTCGATGACATCGAGCGCAGCCTGCAGCTTGTCCACCGGGATGGTGAACTCCATGCCCTTGCCGGGTCGGGCGTTGAGCCAGCCCATACTACTGATCGTGCGCTTCAGGGTGTTGCGGATCTTACCGTCCTCTTTCTGCAGGTCGGTCGGGATCAGACTGAACGAGGTCTTCGCCTTGGCGCCGGCCTGCTCCTCGAGCAGGAGATCGGCTTCCTTGATGTGCGCCGTCTGCCGGGGGCTGGAGGTGTGGACACGGACAGTCACAAGCGTCGACCGTGCACGGTCATGGAACTGCTGATTGATATTGGTGTTCATGTGGTTGTCTCTCGTTAGGCAAGATAGATTAACGTACGTTTTGTGGGGTAGGCCATCCGTGGCCTGAGTATAAGTACGCCAGCTCACGCAGCAGCTTAAAAATACTGCTCGTCTTTGCTGGCTGGTGCCGCTGGCGATGTCGCTACCGGCGTGAGCGGCGGCGCAGCCACGGCCGGAGCAGTAGGCAATGCGGCGGGCTGTACTTGCGGCGCAGGCGGCACCACAGGAGCCGTGACGCTCAGCTCCTCGGTGTCCACCGCGACCTGCTTGCCGAAGTTCACGGCGTGGCCTGCCGTCTTGGCAGCAAGCCGGGTGAAGGCCGCGACGAACCCCTGCATGAGGGCTGAGTACACCGCCGGGTCCATGTCCTTGATGCGGGAGCGGGACAGCTCCTTGCCCTGCACCCCGACCTGTGCCTGACGCCTGACGAGGTAGGCCACGATGCAGGATGCTGCCGTCTCTGGCATGCGCTTGACGTACGTGATGTACGCTGCCACGTTGAGCGGCGTCAGAGCGGGCAACAACATGCGCACCTGCATCGACTGGTGCAGCGCCCCCTTGGGTGTGTCGGCACCCTCGGGATCGTTCTCGACCTGTTCCATCGTGGCGAACCGGTCGGCCAGCTCCATGGCGATGTACAGCTCATGCGCCACAGCCTTGGGTACCATGGCCTCGAGGATCTCCCGCTTGAAGGCCGGCGAGTACTCGCTGCCTTGGTGCCTGAGATCCATCATCTCGAGCGAGACCTCGTGCCACGTCGCCGGGTTCAGTCCGTTGACCACGGGGATGGCGGACCCGTAGTCCGGCTCCTTGTCGTCGTCATCGAGCACGTTCAGCCCCTCCACTCGGCCGTTGCTCGCCACGCCAGTCAGGCACACCAGCGAGGGGTGATCGTTCAGCACCTTCTCGACTTCCGGGGCGAGTACGCCCCGCTCCCCGAGGTACTCGACCACGTCCGGCGCTTCCGGTCGGATGCGGAACCACTTGCTGATCCGCCGAGCGAGGGGACCCGTCAGGAAGTTGCTCGCCGGCATGTCCTCGGGTCGGTTACCCATGGCGATGAACGAGATCCGCGACTTGTCGGCGTCACTGAACTGGTGGGTGCCGACGCCCTTGTAATCCATCAGTGCCAGCAGCACGGCTTGGAAGGGAGGGATACCCAGATTTATCTCATCGATCGCGATGACCAGATGCTTGGTCGGGTTGTCGATCAGGAGCTGCGTCGCCTCGTGGTACCAGATCGGCACGGCGTAGTCACAGGCTACCGTCGGACGCTGGCTGTAGGGGTCGACGTAGGTGTCGCCGGCAACCAGCGCACCCCGCACCGTGATCTCGTCGTACATGGCGCAGTTGAGGACGTTGACCATGACGCCATCGCAGCCATTGGGGTGGCCGGCAAGATCCTGTGCGGTGATGGTCGATGCGAGGTCGGTGACGGTCTGTGTCTTGCCAGCGCCACTCGGACCCATGATGCCGAAGCTCTGACCTCGGATGAAGGACCGGCGGATGTGCTCACGGAGTCGCGTGGTGCCGACTTCGGGAACGAACTGAACACTCATTTGATTGGACATGTGATAGCTCTCAAGTTGGTGGTGATAGAAAGTAAAAGATGGTACGGGTACAACGGCAAGTATTTAATACACGCAATACACTACAAACAACACACCGCATAGCAGTGCAGGTATTGTACCTCACCTGCGCTGCTCCTGCAATGCTTACAGATTCTTGAAGTGGGGCGCTTTTATGTAGTCGAACATCGGAGGTTGGTTCCTTAGTTGGAGCCCAAGGGACTGCGTACAATGGCGACATTTAATCCGCTGTGCGCCGTCGCGGTTTGCGCGCATGACGTCAAAGGAAGCTGTCGCCACGATCTCGTAGTCGGTACACCCGCAACAGGGCATGCTGGATTTGTACTTTAAAGTTTTTTTCACGAGCTGTGCTCCTTGAATATAGGAGCCTGGATAACGGACACGCCGCCTATGTCGGCCGAATACCCGTGTTTATAGCCGCAGTTCTGGCATGTTAGGGAGTTCGATGAGAGCTGATTAGCATCGCGCCACTTCCCCCACCCTTGGATCAGGTTATTCAACGGGCTCACCCCACAGCACGGCAAGGCCCGGCGCTTGGGTATGCGCGGCTTGGCAAAGATACTCATAAGCTGTGCTCCTTGAAGTTGGGCATGTGCAGCGGGGTTACGTAAGGCTGGGACCCTGCGTAATCACAGCTTAGGCGAGCGACATACTCCGTGTAGCAATATCTGCACTTGAGTATGTGCATAATGTCGAAGCTGTGCATGTCCTCGATCGTACGGTACTCGTAACAGTTATCGATGTAAGGGCAGAAGCAGCAGGGTGTGCGCACGTGCGTGTCGAGCTGCTTATTCATGAGCTGTGCTCCTTGAAGACGGGGACTTGGGTGAACCTGAAAGCCGGCGGGTCGCCTCTGAGGTAGTGACACAGGTGGTCGCCGCACCCTTCACACCGGGCAAGCGCTAGTTGATAACACCCGCTGTCCGGCAAGTCGAACAACAGACGCGTAAGCAATAGTGTTTGACTATTCACACTGCCGCAGCACGGCATCATCAGATCGGTTGGCAATTCTTTTCTCTTGCCGAACGCCCGGCGAATTCCAGAGAAAAGTTTTTTCGTTTTGCTCACGCGAGCTTCAACCATATGAACCCGGGCATGCGAAGACGAAACCCGTAGTCAAAAGGGGGTAGGTCCACATGCACGAAGAAGTACTTCAGCTTCTTGGTTTTCATAAGTCCCACCCACGTAGCAACCATATAAACATAGGTATCCTCACGCACTTGTAGCTTGGCCGCGTGCCGGGGATCTGCCTGAGCTTGGGGAGAAACAACGGGTAGCGCTGGAGCTTCTTGGTTTTCATATATCCACCTCGTTTTCCAGCCATATAAATCGCGGCATGGTGAACCATATCGACACACCCCCGCTAGAGTAGCCACCGTAGCCGGTGAAGTCCCTGAAGTATTCGATCCTTCTCATACCCACACCACCCTCCTGTCCAGCCATAGGAAGCTGGGCATGGGGATCATGAACGTGTTTGCGTACAAGTCGCTCAGTATGTGTATGTCTTTCGGCAGGGAGTGCAGCTCGGCGTGCTTCAGAAGCCTAGCCATAAGAGGTAATCCCTGTCGTCCAGCCATGTGAATCGAGGTGCGAAAAAAGCACAACGCCCCTGATCAAAGACCCTCTGTACGAAGTAGTGCCGTAGCTCCTTGTTCATGAGAACAGCGCCTTTCGTATGCGCTCGGACTTGAACACGGGGAAGTAAACGAGGATGCGCTTGGGCTTGTGCACAGGGGTTCCAGTGAGAATGCCGAACCGGTCGCTCGGAGTAAAGGATACTGCCACGCTAAAAGTTCCAAGGAATCTATTCATTGCACCGGTTCCCCGATCAACCACTTGAAGTCCGGCATGAGAACCATGTCGAAGTAGCAGGGAGTAGCGCAGTGGATGCTGAGTACCCGACGATTGAGATGCTTGATCATTGCACTAACCTCAATGACAGCCACTTGAAGTCCGGACCGATCACGGCTCCCCAAAAATCGGGGTGGTACCACGTCCGGACGGCGAGAACCCGGCTCACTTGATCTTCAGGTGCGTGGCCGGCACCCCCGTCGCTGTTGCATAGCTCCCTGACGTCACCGCCCGGGCCACCGTCTCGGAGCAGTTGTTCTCGGGCGATACCCACACCACCCGCTGAGGATTGATGTCACGGATCAGTCGGGGGTTCGGTACCTGCACATAGCAGTCGGTACCGATAATCAGCGTCCCCGCACCATCAAGCTTGGGAATCTCACCGACGTCCATCCGGCGACGCATCTCCTGCAGCGGCTTGTCGAGAGACGTGCCCCCGCCACCCCCCATGTCGAACACGTGGCCCGTGGCGTTGTTCTGGTCCACCACGAGCGTCGGGTAGGTGTCGGTGTCGAACGGGACGATGGCAAGCGAGCTGCCCCCGGCGCCGGTCACGATCGTGGTCAGGGCGTAGATCAGCTCGCCGATGCCACCCCCTGCCCAGACCATGCTCCCTGACACATCGAGGAGCGCCGCACACTCGACCTGCGGAGCGTAGCGGGAGGGAAGATACACCCGACTGAGGGCAGGCTCCGCCCGGCAGCGTCGGAGGCTCGAGCGATCGCCGGCACCGGCCGTGACGGCGAGCATCGACTCGCTGAGTACCTGCCGCCAGTCGACCTCACGCTGAGTGCGAGCAACACGATGCTTCAGGTCGAGCACGCCCGCCTCCATGCCGGCGCACTGGCTGGCGGTGCTGGCGAGGTTCGTGTCGATCATCGCTTCAGCGTTGGCCTTCGCGTCGGCCCGCTCCTGTGCACTCTCCGGCTGGTGCGTCGCATCCGACTGGCCGCCGGGCTCGGACACCCCCGACACAAGGTGACCCTCACCGCCGTCGCTGTTGTCCGTGTCGGGCAGGCTGTCACCCGCACCCTCTTCACCATCACCACCCTCGCCGTCTTGGGGCTCCTCGTGGGTGAGGTGCTCGGCAAGGTAGTTGAACACGCGAGCGCAGCCGACCGCCTTGGTCATGGTGTCAGGCTCATCAAGGTCCGAGAGGAACCGGACCACGTCCTGCCGGGTACCGTCGTCGAGCTGCAGCTGAGCAAGCGTGCTCGCCAGTGCACCGGCAGCAAACCGGGCATGACAGCGAAAGAAGTCTGCATGCAGGGGCGCCACGTTCCGGGAGGTCTCGGCCAGCGATCGATCGTGGATGGCGTCGAGCACAAGATTCGCCAAGAACCGGGCGAACTTCGCCACCTTGGGCTGATCGTTCCGGAACAGCGTCGGGAATCCATACTCAATGAGAAGATCCCCGTCAGCGTAGTGCTTCGCCTCGTGGATAGCGATGCTCCTGAAGCGCTTGTATCGGTCCGTGAAGTCGTTGTCGTCCCGCGCCTCATTACGCCTGCCGATGCACCACAATACAAGATCCGGGTGGTACACCATCGTATCGGCAGACACGCCCATGGTCCTGACCGGGTGAGGCGAGAAGACACTCGCGGGGTCCCGGAACATGGCGAGCGTGAACTCAGGTGTTGCCACACTGAGCTGGGACAGCAAGATAGAACAGGCAAGCACGTCGTCTACGCTGGAGGCCATGCCCTCACCCAAGAGATTCTGCAGCGCGTCGTGTGCCTCGGTGCAGCGGCGAGCGAACAGGGGAGAGTATAGGTACTTGGGGTGCACACTCACACCGGGGACGTTGGCGTGCGCCTCTTCGCATTCACGGGGTGGGTCGATGACGGCATCGAGGGTCGTTGCACCCTCGGGCAAGTACGCTTCGTCGGGCAAGGGTAGATTGTTGAGATCGATCATGTTGTTCAGCTCCTAAGTGTAGAGGTGGGGGAAGTAGGGTGTGGTTATGGGGTGGTCCAGCTCCTCGGCTTCCGTGGGGTACCTTTGGCCCCTACTGTGGTCACAGCGTGAGTAGTGGTAGCTTTCCCAGTAGATTTGGTTAAGCAGCGCTCTTCGAGAACCCTCGCCGGGAGCAGGGTAGCTCGCCATGCAATGACCGCACCGGGGAATAACCTTCAGGGTTTTCATTCCGGTTCTCCGTATACGTGTACGAACCAAGGCGTAGGAACGGGGTGGGCGAGGTGCTGCGCGAAACTGACTACCCCATGATGCCGGGGATGTCTATGTTCACATCTCAGGTATTTTCCATGCTCCTCAGGAGTACGCCTTACCAAACGTCTCCAGCGCTCATCATCAGTCTCTTCGTATCTGTCTCTGTGTGCCGCCGTGCAAGCACCACACCGGACGACGACACGCAGCTCCTTATTCATCGCCCTGCTCTATCAAGTGGGCGAGCAGCGGGGCGCGGATCTCCAAGTTGGCGCCGTGAATCATCGGATCGAAACAGTGGCACCGTCTCCACAGCTCCAGCTCGAGCTGCAAGTTCTGCGTAGGAGGCGCATAGGCTCCTGCGATGGGAGCGTACGCGCCCGCCGCACCACAGCGCCTGCAGCGGGGGAAAGACTCGAGTGTTCTCGTGGTTGGTTTCATGACTGTGCTCCATACAGGTACGCAAACCAAGGCGTAGGAACGGGGTGGCTGAGATCCTCGGAGTGATAGGGGCCTCGCCTGCCCTGTCGAGAATGTGAACACTGGTCGTATCGGTATGCTTCTTTCCGGTTCTCGTCCAAATACGTACCGAGCGGGTAAAAACCGTCTTCTTTTTGGTACAACGCGGTGCACTCACCGCAGCGAGTGATGATCGTGATCTTCATGACTGTGCTCCGTATAGGTACGCAAACCAAGGCGTAGGAACGGGGTGGGCGAGGTCGGAGGCGACGTAAGTTATACGCCGGGTGCCGTGAGCGTCCCGCAAACCGTGCTGGCAATCTTGGAATCGCTTTCTTTCTAGCGGGAAGGCGTCCCACAAATCGAGAACAGCCCGGGAGTGCCCCGAACCGTCAAACAATGCCCCGCACTCACCGCAGCGCGTGATGATCGTGAGTGTTTTCTTTCTCATATATCCTCCCGCTGGGGTAAGTGGTGGAACCGCGGCGCGTCGACACCGCGAAACAGGGCTTCGTTGTGCTGGCACTTGTCGGCGTACTTCAGCTCGTTTCGAGTCTGTGTTGATAACCCCGGCTTACCGCGCAGGCCGTGCATGGCGAGACCGATCAAGGCGGCAGCGCCACACACGGGACAGCGGAGGCGGGAGGCAAGGGCTTTCATGGGGTGTTCTCGAGAAGGTGTCGGAACACAGGCGCCGGCATGTTTCGAAGCGAACGTACGCACCGCAAGAAGAGGCGCGACTCCGTGACAGCCACCGGATTCGCTCGATCCACCTCACTCATCAGGAGCGGGTCGACGTTGGCGAGCGCCCCGCACACCCGACAGCGCCGCCGGATCGCCACGCGGCGAGCCCGGCAGATGTCCATAGTCACTCCGCTCCTTCCCGTTCCCGGCGGGCGATCTCACGATCGACATACCAGCGGGCCTTGCGAAGGTCTTCCAGCGTCTTGCCCTTGTGGTCCGCCCGCCACAGGTACTTGATGGCGTTGCCGATATTGAAGGGCATGTGCTCTATCACGTCGATGCACTCGATACCCGAGCCGTTGGCGTTGTAGTGCGGCGGGTGGTCGACCGTCTCGGGTGGGTTTGGTTTGTATTCCATACTCATTGGTTTCTCCAGCTGTCGTATCGAAATTCAGGCGCGTGGATCTGTGCTCCTCCCTGACGGAAATGCTCGCACTTAACGATCGGCCGCCGGATCGTGTGGACAGGCGGACCGCCGTTGTCGGGGACGTGTGTGCTCCTGAGCGGCGGGACAAACTCCCCGCACACACTACAGCAGACGCGAGAGGTCAGCCGCGTGAACGGCTGACCCACCCGAACGATCACTGCTCCACACTGCCTGCCGCTGACGCACGCTCGGCAGAGAGAGCCAGACCGCGATTCATCAGGTCTTGGAAGTACGCGTCGTCGGCGGCGACCCCCTCGATCAGCTCGAGAGCGGCCTCGTGGTTGATAGCCGCAATGAAATACTGCTGCATCTTCTCTTTCTCGTCTCTCGGATAGTCGTTGTCCATCGTGGCGTACATGGCCTCGAGCACGCTCTCAGGCAGGCCGACTTCTGTCAAAGCCAACAGGTTCACGTGCTCGAACGCAGCGCACTGGGGCGAGAAGTCAAAGGTCGTCGGGGGGGATTTCAGGAGATCCATCACGTCGAGCTTCGCGATCAGGTTCTCGAACACAGCCGGGGTGATGAACTGTGCCGCATACTGGCGCTGCACCCCCTCGTTATCCGTGTAGTTCTCGTAGTTAAGCGGGTAGGTTGTGTCCGGGTGGTATCCCGTCGCCGGCTGGTCGGCCGGGTGGATAGCGGGAAGGATGCGCGTGGTGGGTGTTGTTGCAGTCATGGTTTTTCTCTCTGGTGGGTGGGACGGGTGGAGGGTCGTGCGTTTGAACTCAGGTACGGGGGTCAAGGCATGATCGATGATGAACTGCTCGAGGGTCGCGCCGCGTTTGCTGCATCTGAAGTAGTTCGGGCAGTCTTCACAGCCGCCGACGATACCGATGGTGCGGGTACGGTCCAGGTAGCCGTTAGAGTACAGGTATTTTATCGTACAATTCAGGCTCCAGCAGTTAGTGCACAGCACAGTCTGGTAGTCCGGGCGGTTCATGACCTGTGCTCCTTGAAAGGGGGCTTGCACGCGGCAGGCTCCCAGTTCCACTCTCGCCAGTGGAACCGGCACATGTAGCACATCTTTCGGCTGTAGCGCGCTCGATCGATCCCTCCTCGATAGGCATGCATAGCCCTCTGAAGGGCCGACCCGTAGTCGTCCGCGCCGCAGTTCGGGCAGCAGGGTATGGCGTCAAGGGTTTTATGGGTCTCCATCGCGCAGCTCCTCGGGTATGTAGTACTCGAACAGGGGAGAGTTGATCAAGGTGTAAGGCGCACAGCTCGCTTGACAGAACAGCTTGCCGGGCTGTCCTGTAAATACGTGCTCGTATGAGTCGACGTTCTCCCAGACAGTCTCCCAGTTCTCGGCAAATTGATCTGGCTCTGTTGGGAAGGGCCCATCCACAGGCAAGGCCAGTCGTTTGTGGCGTGTGAGCAGGCGCGACGGGCGGCCGCACTTGTGGCAGCGGGTGATGACTTGTATGGGCTCGGTCTTGTTCATTATCTACTCCAAGGAACAGCGGGCGCGGCGATCCAGCGCTGTTGGTAAGTGACGCCGTGGCGGTCAAGATCGTCGAAGTTGACGCCATACTCGAGCTCGGACACGCAGTGGTCCATGCAATGAATCACGGCGGCGTTCTCCTCGTGAGCCGTAGCTGGTCTATCCAGCTCCGCCGAGTTGTACAGCGCCCCACAATACAGGCATCGTTTGCTCTTGGTAAGTTCATGCTCTTTCATGGTGTCACTCTCACGTCCGGATACTTGTTTTGGTAGGCAAGCACGGGCGTTTTTATGGTTTTCTGATGGGTCCAGTGGTGGGCCTGCATGCACTGCTGATGGGCGCGATGCTCCTCCCGGTTCTCATTGGATGGCAGGGCGTTGTATATGTAATAATAGCTGCACGCCCCGCACGCACCGCAGCGCACGACGGTCTCGAGTCGTTTATGTTTTGGCATGGCGATACCTGAAGGCCGGGGCGTAATGGAAACTCTCGTGGCACTGCTCCTCGCAGATATCGAACAGGCGCAGCTCCTCTGTTTTCTCTTTCTCCTCGCCGGGCGCGTCTCTGAGATGCCATAGGGCGCCGCACCCCTGACAACGCTCAGCCGTGTCAAGGAGTATCGCTCGCCTGCGTCGAGCGTGTAGGTTAGACAGGATCTCTTCACTCTTCATGGCGTGCTGCTCCTTGGGGTGGGCGCCGGTGTGAGAGCTGGTAGCGAAAGAAGGGCGTGATGAGGTTCACGCTGCTGAGCCAGTGCTTCGAGGTGCGGCAGGTGTGATGCAAGCGCCGCTCCTCTGCCGACTCCCGGGAGCTGGCAGAGGAGGATGTGTTTCTGCTCTTGTAGACATAACTGCGTGCTCCGCAGATGGAGCAGCGAAGCACGCAGGGCACGGTGTGGCGGTCAGGGTCCAGCGCCATCGTGATTGCTCCGGTGGGTGGGGGTTGTAGTGGTAATGATGAATATACATGTACTGTCTGGGTGTCACAAAATGAAGGCCAAAAAAATCCCGGCCACAAGGGCCGGGAAAGGGTGGGTGGATCGTGTGTTGGTTGACTAAGGGTTAGCCGAACCTGAGCTCGGAAGCGAGATCACGGATGCGCTCAATGACTTGCTCCTTGTCGTCCGAGAGATCAGCGCCGAACACCTGCTCCCACAAGGGGTTGGTGTCGCAGTCATTGAGCTCCTCGCCATTCGCGTCCTCGCCGCCGTACAGGGCGGGGAAGAACCTCATGCCGACGTCTTCGTAGTCGAGCGGCGTGTCGGGGGTGTGGTTGCTCTGCATGATCTTCACTTCATCGAGAAAACAGATCACGGCCCAGCCAAGGGCGCAGGCGCTGGCGCCGCACTCGGGGAGGTTCTGCCCATCTCGGGACCAGACCGCCCGGCTGACGAGATCGCGCATCGGCAGGTAGTGGGCCGTGCAGGCGCTGTCCGGGTTCTCTGCCATACGAGCGCGTACCTCGTCGTCAGGGCGGGTGGCGAAGCGGTTCATCTTAATGCGATCGGCGGGCACATGAAGGTCCATGTACTCGGCCAGCTTGTGGAGATTGTCCGCCGTGGTGATGTCGGGATGTGTAGTAGATGTACGTGACATGGTGTGTTGTGCTCCTGTGAGGTAGGTGAAACGAGTAAACCTTTCCGGTTGGCAAGAATTACTGAGGTTTCGTACTTCAGCTGTACGCTGAGCAAACAAGCCTGTTTACGGTCGAAAACCGCACAAACCTGTTTGGTAAGCGCTCAGAAGGAGCTTCGATCTAAGGGTGATGGACGGCGCTAGACTATGGCCGACACCGGGGCGGTTGAGAAAGTCGCTTAGGGGAGCTTAAAACCGTGCTCCTTGGGGTGTTTCGGCGGCTGGGGGTGGGAACAGAGTCGATTAGGGGCTTGGAAGGGGCGCGGATTTGCTGTTCCTAGCCGTTTTACTGGCGAAGCATACAGTGATTAAAAACGTTACAGAATTGGGATTGTAAATACCTCAACCAATTCAAAGACTTAGGTGCTTTTTAGGGGGTCTTGTAACGTTTTCGAATGGGGGTTGTTGCGCTTTTTGAGGCCAAAAGAGCGGTTATTTTGGCGAAACGTCACGCTTTTTTCGATTTGTAACGCTCCGAAATTCGCGTAAAGTTTTGATAAGCAAAACAAAACAAAGAAAACATACCTGTACTACTACTACAATTTATTAGATAAGAGAGAGAGTAGTAGTGCTGAGAATTTGCAGGTTTTCTAGGCTGAATTTGGCTGTAACAAAATGGCAAATAAACGTACGTTTTTCGCTAAAAAAGTACTTTTCTCCAATAGCTATGGATGTTTTGGCGTTACAGCTTTTGATGTTGTATTATTTCAGGGAAAAATCGCTGGGAGCCGCGTTCTGCCTATATGGCTATTGAGGTGTCGTAAGTGTATGCGTCCGATTCTGTAACGTTTTGGACGAGAACGTACGTCACATATCGCAAAAACCGCTGCAAGTTGTTGAATCTTGCGTTAAATTTGGAATTTGGAAAAATTGAAAACCCATACAATTCCTCAAAAAGCGCTCGTTTTGGACTTCTGGAGGTACGTCATATAGGCCTGATTCGGCTAAGCTCCTTGCTGTGACGCGACGCAAAATTGCCTGACCCCCGCGACCCAATTTTGTTACATTTTGGAGTATATGACGTACGTTATGACCCAACTTTATCTGAACTACGTTAATCCGCCTAAAAAGTTCGGATTCGTACTGCATATATCTTCCCTCAAACAGTAAGGAACGGCACGCCCATACCACCAGACGTACCGCTCCTCAGTTGTCACGTTAGTTACGTTACCTGTAGGTGCTGCGCGACCCGAAAAGAGAGTGCTAGACCCCTTGCTCCGTAGGGTTATTAGCGTGTTTGTACACACTTATTAACACTTGCCGGCTATCAAACAGGCAGGAGCGGACGCCACGCTGGTAACGTGCGTCGTGCTGGGGGATCGATTCGCTGTGAAGCTACTCGACCCTATATAGGCGCGTGTCTCGCCATCTATCCTGCTGCTGTACCGCGATGCGCTCACGGGATACGAACCCGGCCACCATCGTGGTGCTAGCTGCCCCGGCCTACAGTCAGGGACTTGGCGTTACGTACAGATTCGGGCGTTAGCCTTTACCTGTCAGGAGCGGGGTCAACCACAATACAAGGTTGACCCCGCTCCTGACAGATACCCCGGGCCGATCCCGGGGTACCGTACTACCGACTACTTACTAAGCTGTGCTCCTAGCTCCGGGGTCGTGCTGCCCGTGAGCTTCGCCATGCGCTTGCTGGCCGATCTGGCCTGCCGACTCGGCAGGAGCCGCGTGGCGGGCTTGGCGCGGTCTCGGTTAGGGTTACCGGCTTTCTTGCCGTGACGGGACGTAGGAACGGCGCTGTAGACAATCATACCGCTTCGCTCTCGGCACCCATCTCCTCCGGCGTGGCGAGGGGCGCGGCTTTCTGCGCCGCCGGGCTAGCGTCGAGTTCGGCGCGTACGGTACGGACCAGAGACACCTTAAAGTAGTGGGCGAGGTCCGCATCCTCGAATTGCGGGTTGTCTTGCAGCAAGCGCTTGATGGCGGCGCGAGCTACTTTCTCTGCGTCGAGTGGTGCAGGTTCAGCGCTGAGCTTACCCACCGCTACCCACTCAAACCATGCGTGGCCGCACGTACTGATCGTAGACTCATACTTGTCGGCCTTGCCGCCGTTCTTGGCGATCCAGTTACCGTCTTTCTGGATGAGCTTGACTTTCACCAAATTCTCGTTGAGGAAACCGGCGAGCCTGTCGACGTTCAAGCCGTGCGTGTTCTGTACGATCTCTAAGACCGCCGAACACACCGCTACGGCGTCGTCACGTTCCGGCATGGCATCGATGGCCATGCACCACTGCTGTACGGTATCTCGCGCCGCCGTGATAGACGCAGCGAACGACCCGGCTTGCTCACGTATCGTAGCAATTGCGAGTGCCGCATGATCTACGGTATCTGAGTCTTGCTCGTCTTGCTCATCTTGTACGTCAACTGACATGGTGTCAGGCTTGGCTTGTTGCTTGGTCATGAGGTCTGTTAGCTCCAGTTATGTACAACTTATGTACAACGTTAGGTACTGCGATTCCATCCCGAGAGCCGGATGCCCTTGGGATTAGGTACAGCATAGCAGAAACCGTGCAGTACATGTACGTTAGCGGCAAAGTACATGCATTAGTTTAGTTACAAACTGGTAATGTTTCGTGAGATTCCGCACGTTCCGGGGGAGCCAAGGAGCGCGGCTACACTGCAACCTTGACCCCACGCTACAACGCAAGCCTGGCCCCTTGCTCCTGAATACAAGGCTGACCCCGCCACAGTGCAAGCATGGCCCCCACCCCCGGGGGCACCCTTGGACCGAGCTCCGGTGGCGAGGCTCCCACCCCCCACCCCCGGTACCGCGCGCGCCAAGGAGCAGCGCTTCACAGGAGAATTAGTTTTTTTGAGCTAGGAGCAGCGCAAGCGGGGGTATTATTTTTCCGCCTCCCCACGCGGAAAAATCCCCGGGAGCCAACGTCTGAGATCGTGAAGATCCGATAGGGCATCAGGTATGAGCTGAGGAACCTGAGTGACCTGCTCCCAAAACACCCCATCCACGCTCACCCGATCGGAATTACGTACCCGCCCGATGAGCAGGAATTCCGCGACTTCGTTAGAAGAATACACACCCACGACTCGCTTACCCTTCAGCACGTACCACTGCTTGGCGTCGTTATCGTCAGAGATCTTGGGCATATTTTTTTGTGCTCCTACGCGGGAGGCCTGTCTTACCTACGGTTTCCAGACAGCCAGCTTCGCGTCAAGATCTGCTATATCGCAGTACAGGATATCGCCCCCACAGCCCGACATCCTCCGGCAAGCAATGGCGCAAGCTTCCATGGCCGATGCGCCAAACTCCATCGCGCCCACGGCAACTTCACCGCCCGCGCCCCAGCCATAGATAGAGAGCTGCTCCTCGATCGGGCAGGCGTTGCCCTCAAAGGTCGTAACTCGCAGGTCGCTACCCACAGCAATAACGGCCGTGCGGTCGTCGTCCGCAGCAAGGAGCTTGGGAAACTCGCTCGCGCCCAAGCCTTTGGCGTACCAGTCGGCAACGAGCTTGCTACTTCGGTAGGAGCCGACGATACCGACCACTGCGCCAGGGTCTTGATCGACCCCCCGCCAGAGTTTCGTGCAGCTGCCGAGCAGGCCTCCGTACTCGGACTGCGAATCGGAAGCAATGTACCGCCCGTCCCACGCGATGACAGTCATTATAGGTATGCACCTGTTTGAAAGAGCCGGCAGATTACCACCCCTTGACAATACCTGCACAGCTCCTACAATACCCGCCTTGCAACCGGAGCCTGGCATGGACCAACCTGACCTGCGATACAGCCTCGGCGTGATAGAACAACAGCCTCCATGGTACTGGCGAATGATCGGCCGCCGCTACTGGAAAGGGTGGCGGGTCGTGATGATAGTCAATGACGGGCGTGATGACGAGGAGCTGGAGATCCGTAGTCCCCCGGCGAAGCGCCCACCCAACCCCCATGACGTCGCTCAGGCGACCATCAAGGTGCACATGCGGGTGCTTACTCACATGCGCAACTACCTAGACCGCCCGATCGCCCAGCTCCCCGAACCTCCACCCCTACCGAAAGACTACCCCCATGGCCGCCAAGAAGAAAACCACCAGCAAGAAGAAAGCTACGAGCAAAAAGCGCTCCGCCGCGCAGCAGTCCGCCGCGCAGTTGACACCACGCTCGGCCTCCGCTACCAGCAAAAAAACTTCCGGCAAGAAAAGATCCAGCCGGTCAACCCCCCAGTCTTCCCCTCGCCCCTCACCGGCGACGCGTTCAACTTCCCGCCCCACTTTTCGACGAAAGCACCGCTTCCCACGACACCCCGAGGAGATCGGCAACGTGAAGGTGAGCGTCGTCGAGATGAAAGTGAAAGCGGGGTCACCGAACTACAGGCCGCTGATCGAAGCCGTCGAGAAACTCCTCAAGGCGGGAAAGACCGATAGCGTCTCGCACGTCACACGAGCGGCACTGATCATGGCGGCGAGCGACCCGGCCGCTTTCAGGGACGTGATCGCCAAGCTTCCCAACCCGAAGACGGCGCGAGGAGGTACGAGTCGCCGTACCCGCGTCAGCAACGTGGGCTATTAACCCGCTGGGAGCGTGGCATACTGTACACATGGCACGCTCCCGGACGCTTTGCAAGGACACATCTCATGTCCGCATACCGGCTCTCCCAGAGTCGAACGTGGATCGCTCCTCGCCAGATATCGGCGTGGCGGCGAGCGAGCGCGCGGCCCGGTTACCCACCATCAACCGGGAAGAAGCGCTGAACCAAGTGGCCGCCGTACTCGGCGACTCGGATACCGCACGTCAGCTGGGCAAGATCGTGCATGCCGCCGGGCACGCGATCGAGATATTGTCTTTGTTGGGTTACCCCGCGCTACGGCACCTACGTACGCAGGGCTTCTCGCTCCACAAGATCGCCACAGACTTGAGATTGAACGTCGCGGACGTGGCGGCGTTCGTCGCGGCCCAGCCGGGGTACGAGGTCGATGCGATGGAGGACGACGAGGCGTTTGCCGACGCGCTCGCGTTCAAGCTGTATCAGGAGATGGAGGACGCGTCGACCGACCACTCACTCAACCGAAATCAGCTCGAGCTCTTCAAGGTCAGGAAGGACCTGCTGGTGGAGCTTGCCAAGCGGAGCTCGAATCGCTGGGCCCAGAAGCCGCAGGAGCAGACGAGCCACATGCCGTCGCTCAACATCAATCTCGGCGTCACCGCCCCCGTCAGCGGCCATACGAACGCCGAACAGCCCCGGGCGACCAAGGCCCCGGCACAGGACACGGAGCCAACTCTTGAAGGGGAATACACAGACGGCCTTGAAGACGTACCCGACAACATCCCCCGGATCGCAGCAGTCGACTTTGAGTAAGAAACCCTACAAGTCGAAGCTGGTCGCGTACGTGTGGGCGTCTACGGGTTCTTACTGTTGCTCAATATTTCCGGCAAACTCTGATGTTTCAGCTTTGTTAAAGCGTTTCCAATTGGGCGCCCGCCTGATCTACAGCCCCTTTTTACACGATGTCTGACGAGAAACCCTACAAGTCTGCGATCATGTTCCAGCTCTCGGGGAGTGCCTGCTTGCGCAGCGTCTTTGATCTCGAAGCAGCTTTTCAACTGAAGGCTATGATGGAAGACGCCGGTAAGATACGCCCGGGAGACGACTCGTATGTTGTGGATTCCAAGTTCCTCGTGACGGTGTGGGTATTCTGCCCGTTTGATATTGGAGAGGGTTTGGATTCCGCGGGGTGCGTCCGTGTCTGACAAGAAACCCTACAAGTCGAAAACAGTCGCGTACCGCTGGGCGCCCACAGGCTCAGTCCATTGCTCGCGATTTCCAGCAAACTTTCCGAATTCGACGTTACTTAAGCTCTTCCACATGGGTGCCCGCATCATCTACAGTCCATTCTTACCCGATGTCTGACCTAGACCCGATCGAGGGTTTCCCTCACGACGCCTCCGCTCTTGATGAGCTGACCGACGACGTCCGCTCCATGCTCGAGGGTAACGACGAGGAGCGGGACAACACGAGCATCTTCGCGAGCTCGACGGTACTGCGCTCGCTGAACCAGCAGCTGGAAGAAGATCACATCGATGATCGTCTTTCGCTGAAAGACCTGATGATGTTCTCGGACCCCGATCAGGTGATCGAGGACGGGCCGCAGGGTAAGTCGCTCTTCGAGAAGCCGGCACTGCCAAGCCAGCGAAAGACTAGGGATATCGACTACATACCGAACCCGACGCCGCTGAAATACCACCGCGACAACGACTCGCGGATCAAGGCGCTCATGTCGGGGGTGGGTATTGGCAAGACTTCTGCGATGGCGATCGAGCTGGTGAGACTTGCTCAGCGTCAGGCGCCCGACAAGCACGGTGTGAGGTACACGAAATGGGCAGTGATCCGATCCACATACGCTCAGTTGAAAACAACAACGCTCCCCACGTTTTTGGAGTGGTTGCCCCCTCAAGCCGTGAAAGTCGTTTATGGCTCGCCTATAACTGTGCTGATGCAGATGAGGCTCCCCGATGGGACTACTGTCCATGCCCAGTTTTTATTTTTTCCATTGGACCGCCCGGCTCAGGTCGCGAACTTATTATCTCTTGAGATCACAGGAGCAGCGATCAATGAAGCGGCGGAGATCAAGATCCCGTCGATCGTCAAGGTCCTCTTGAGTCGATGCCGGTATCCGCGGGGGTCGACCGCGCCCATCACATGGAAAGGGATCTTGCTCGACTACAACCCGCCGCCGATCGGCAGCTGGCTGTACAAGATGTTCGAGATCAACCCGGACCCTCGATACAAGCTCTACAAGTACCCCCCGGCGGTGCTGATCCGGCGAGATCCGACAGATCCGGAAGACCCGAAGCTCTGGACGTTCGAGCCGAACCCTGACGCCGAGAACGTACAGCACGTGGCGGACGGCATGAAGTACTGGCTAGACCTAGCCGAAGACTACCGCTACGACTGGCCGATGCTGCAGCGGTTCGTGCTCGGCCAGTACACCTACGGCGGGCAGGGCCGGCCGGTGTATTCCAGCTTCTCTGAACGGCGGCATATCTTGCGGCCCGACAAGGAAGCGTACCGCACGACGCCCTTGGTCATCGGATTCGACTTTGGGATGTACACCGCCGCGGCGATCACGCAGCAGCAGGAGCGGAAAGTCGTCCTGCTGGATCTCTTGGCGGTACCCGACTCGGGGCTCGAGATGTTCATCGATGACTATCTCTTGCCCTTGCTGAACAAGCGGTACGTCGGTATACCGCGCATCGCCACGGGAGACCCGAGCGGCGGGAACCGCTCGCCGATCGACAAGGCAAGGTGCATCACTTACCTGAAACAGCGGGGGTTTCCCTACCACCACTGCAAGTCCAACAGTATCAGTGTCCGGCTCGAGGCGGTGAATTCGCATCTCAGGGCCGAAGGACGCTTCGGGGTGAACCAGCGGTGCGTCGAGGCGATCACGTCGTTCTCAGGCGGCTACCACTGGGACGCGAGCAAGGAGCATCTGGGCATCACCTCTGACAAGCCGGCGAAAGACGACGCGTCGCACGGCATGGACGCAGTGCAGTACGCCCTGATGTACTACAACGTGGGAGCAGGGCGACATACTAACGAGGGGCAGTACAATATGCCGAACGGTGCGTCGCTCAGAAAACCCCGATTCGGTTTGAAGAAGACGCCAGCGCAAGGTAACTGGATGATCTGATGCCCGACAAGAAGCTGTTGCTCCCTGAAGTACTGCTCGCCGGGACCGCCGGGCCGGTTCTCCGCGAGTACCGCGTGATCTCCCAGATCACCCAGAAGGCCATGGCCGAGCAGCTGCAAGCGCGCCCTGACACGCTGAGCGCCTATGAGCGGGGGCACTGCGGATTGCCGGCGAGTCTCATGATTCGGTATGCTGAGGCGCTGGGGATGTCGGTCGTGCTCTTTGACACCCGAGAGTTCGGACTGTCCTATCCGGAGCATGTCGTCCTGTCCCCCGGCGACGATCAGGAGTAAGGCATGGCGAACAACACCGCACACCTCCGTCGGGTCATGAACCCGACCAGCCGGGTGGTGGTCCCCTCCTCTGCGCCCATTGTGAAAGGGTTGCAGCAGGAAGTCTCGATCGGGGGGGACAAGCAGAACGAGGCGAACCGCATCCGGGTAGAGAACGCCCGGGTCGACCGGGAGCGGGCTCGAGAGCACAGGAACGCGGAAGATACGGACTCGGCGCTTGGTCAGTACGTGGAGCAGGCGGCGCACGACGCGTTCAGCAACAAGTGTTCGAACGGCATTCAGGATGAGCAGCGGAAAGCGCTCATGGCCTACCACACGGAATTCGCCTGCGAGGAGCTGGCCTGCCTGCCCGACGGGGGAGCCGCGGCGCTCTACTACCCGCTGATCGAGATGATGACCAAGCGGATGTACGCGTTTCTGACTGACACGCTCAGTGCCGAGACCGGTCAGCCGACGTTCGACATGCGGCCGACGACAATACCGGACGTGCCGCCCGTGCTCTTGGACCGGGCCACGCAGTCGCTCGTCAGCGAGATCGAGCTGCTCTTGGCGACAGGCGTCGTACTGACCGAGACGCAGGTGACCGAAGCGATCGACCTGATGGCCGACAAGCTCATGGAAGAGGCGAAAGCGGAGAGCGAATACGCGGTCAGGCGCTGCAAGCACGAGGTCAATGACCGACTCGACGCGACGAACTACTACACAGCGTACTTCCGTACGTTGTTCGACATGGTGCTCTTTGGTACTGGGGTCTTGTACGGGCCGTTTCCCACGTTGGATCGGAAGGCGGCGTTCACGTCGAAGAGCAAGCCGGTGTTCGACTACCGGAAGAACCTCGGATTCCAGTCGCTCGACATGACGCACTTCGCGCCGAGTCCATGCAGCACGGACACGCAGGACGGCCGGTACTGCGTCTACTTCGAGAAGATGTCGAAGTCGGATCTCATGCGCGCGGCGTCGTGCGACTGGCACAAGGAGAACATCGACTACATCCTGCTGCGTCATCCGACGGGCTACAGCCACTGCAAGCACGGGCAGTTCGGGGACATCGATCAACTCCGGGGGTCCGCGTTCAATCGCGAGGACAAGATGTATGACATCACCCGTTACTGGGGTGAGATCGACGGGCGCATGCTGATTGCCAACAACGTGGAGTCGTACGGCGGCCAAGAAGTCGACCCGGAGATGTGCTACGAAGTGGAGGTCTTTACCTGCGCCGGGATGCCGATCCGGATTCAACAATCACTGGACCCGGCGTGCAAGCGGCCGCTACACAAGGTCGTGATGTACGAGTGCCCGGGCGCGTTCCACGGTCGGGGCACGTACCACCGCCTGAAAGACACGCAGTCGCTGATCAACTCGGCGATGACCGCCATTCCGTACGATCTGTCGTTCACAGCGTTCCCGATCTTCGAAGTCGACAAGTCGCTGCGCGAGACTGAAGACGGTTCGGACGAGGCGATCGATCTGGAGCCGGGCTCGGTGCACATGAAGAACAGCCTGAACACCGGCACGGCGGGCAACATGATCGGGATACATCAGCTGCAGAGCCACGTGAACCTGTTCTCAGGCCTGATCGCCGAGCAGATCGAGCACGCTGAGACGCTGCTGGGACTGCCGCGGTACTTGGCCGGAGGAGCAGTGGGCTCAGGGGCTACACGCACGGCCTCAGGACTCGCACAGCTACAGAGCAACGCGTTCACCAACCTGAAGTGCATCATCCGGAACGTGGATCTGGGGCTGACCAAGCCGTCGATCGAGCAGCTGCACCGGCTTGTCATGGTGACGAGCGACAACCCGGATATCTTCGGGGATATAGAAGTCGTGGTTCTGGGCCATACGACCCAGCTCGCACGGCAGATCCACCGGGATTCTTTGCAGACAGACCTTGGCGTGCTGCTGCCGTTCTTCCAAGCGGGGCTCATACCGGTCGAGGGGGTCATGGACATCCTTCGGGAGTTCCTCACCCAAGGCGGATACGACCCGCGGAAGACGATCCCGGACAGCCAGTACGAGGAGGCGAAAGCGCGCGAGCTGCAAGCCGCCATTGCCACCATATCGAACATCTCCGGTGGGGTCGCAAGCTCTGCGGCGGCCGGCGGCGCGCTCGGTGGGCAGCAATTGACCGGCGGCGTGTCGGCAGGACAACCCGGTTTGCAGCCGCCTCAAGGGGCTCCACAGCTACTGCAGTAGGAGCGGGGCGGACTAGCCCACCTGAATTGTCGTAGGTTTCCTGAGATCGCGTAAGCCCCAGTACAGTGGCCCCACTTGCCCGGGGGCTGCTTGTGATGATCTTTGACGGGGACCCAATTCGTGTCGGCGATCGCTTGTTTGATACACGTCGTGACACGTCGGTCCATATCCTGAAGCTGTACAGCGATCGGGTTCTGGCCAAGATACCGGGTCAGGGCTCGGTCACATATAGCTACGGCGGCGTCGAGCGCGGCCGGACTTCCAAGTCGCTCTACTGGCACGACCCGCGCGTGATCATTCCGCGCAAAGCCGCGGTTGAGTGGGCGATTCAGCGCGACACGTTGCGAGGGCTTTGCCAGCAGATGTCCCACTTCATGGAGATGGCTCATTTCGAAGAGCCAGAAGAGCTCGACCCGGATGAGATTCGTTCGCTCGAGGAGTCGTTTGTCGATGTTGAGCTCGTGCGCGGGATGGCCCGCTCGGCGGGACGCTGATGGCGACTGCGATACCGTACCGATCGATTGGCAGTCTGAGCGCCAAGTCGTCTTGTCTGTGCGTGCCGAAAGAGAAGCCGACTTGTTTTCGTTTTTCGGTCGACACGCGCTGCGTGTGCGTGGTGCTCTGGGGTCTGGAGGGCCGCACGTTTGGGCTTGAGCGCTTGCGTCTTGATGACGCCTGCAAGGTTATTGGCTCGGTGGCTTACCCGCCCGAGTGTCCCTACGTTTTCGACCATGACGGCGAGGAACTGATCATCGCGAAGCCCGGCACGTACGAGATTTGTTCTTGCGACGACGAGCCGCTGCCGCATTCCTTCGAGGTCGAGAAGCGCTACTTGTCGGACTGTCAGGCTACCCTTGGAGTGAAGGTCGCATGAACTGCTGCCGAACCCCGCCGGGGGTGCAGATGCCGTGGAACGAGTGCGAAGCCTCAGCGGTGTCGTTCAAGTTCAAGGTCCGCAACGGCTGGAAGGCGCTGGTGAAAGTTCACCGCGTGCCCGAAGGCCTGTGCATGTGCGTTGATGAGTGTATTTGGACGTGCTGCTGTACGCGTTTTGAAGCGGTGCCCGTTCTTGATGAATGCGGCTGCGAGCTCTGTGTCGACGAGTCGACGACGTTCGAGCTACCTCCCGGGGAGTACCAGTTCACATTGGCCGATTGTGACGGCTTGCCCGTCGTACCCGTACCGGAAGACATTCTGGTCACGGTCCATCACCTATAGGTTTCATCATGGCTTGCAAAGGCGGTTCTTCGATAAGTTTTGATCCGGCGACGTGCGTGTTGTCGGGCACAGGTCCTGACGGCAATCCGGTTTCGTATCCGATTGGCGACGCCATTGCGGCGAAGCTTAATCTGGGCGGTGTCACGTGGGACGCAGAGACCTGCACCCTCACGGGGCGGGGTCCGGACGGCGTCGAGCGCGAGTTCGACATCGGGGCGGCGGTTGCCGACAAACTCGAGACGGACTTCGTCGGGTGGGACCCCGAGACTTGTATCCTCCGGGGAGTGACTGAATCCGGGGCGGTTGAATCTTTCGATATCGGTGCGGCGGTTCTGGCTAAGTTGCCGCCGCCTGTAGCTTCGACGTTTGACTACGCTTCGGCGACGCACATTGTCACGCACAACGGTTCACCTTTCCAGTTGAACTGCGGCAAGTTCGACTTCGATCCGCTGACCTGCGAACTGTCGTACGAGAACGAGAAAGGTGTTCTGACTTCGTACTTCATTCCGCAGGATCGGTTCATCTACGATCGTGATACCTGCACGCTGACCATACTGGACGCCAAGGGGGGTCCGGGCATCGTGGTTCCTGTAGGCGTGCCGGCCGACGAAGTGTGTCTCGAGTTTGTACAGAGCGCAGCGGGTTGTGCGCTGTCGTTCACTTACAAGAACAAAGCCATGCTGGTGCCGCTGCCCAACATGCTGGTGGGCTGCGAGTACACGCTCGCGACTAACACGCTGCGCCTGCTGACGTGCGACGGCCAAGGCAAGGACGTCGTGTTCCCGAAGGCCAGCCTGAATTGCCTGACGCTGGATGACGGTACGCAGGTCATGGCATTCGACAACGGGTGCCCGGGTGGACAGAAGATGTTTAACATCCCCGCCATCAAGATCGACACCGACAACCTCACGGTTGCCGGATCAGTTTTGACTTTCGGCTTTGGCGGCGACGGCAACGACGCGACGGTCAGGGTCGATGTTTGTCAGCTTGTCGCAGAAAACTGCAACGCCACGATCAGCGACATCCTGCCGAACGGGTTCTCGTTTGTCGACAACGCAGGCAACCCTTTCACTCTGACGTTCGCCAACTGCTGCACATACCAAGGCGTCAACGGAACGCCGTTGAACGCGGACGCGCCGCCTGTGGGTCCGGCGTACGTAGGAGCCAAGGCCGACGGCGACACGCTTGTCGAGTGCCACCCGAACGGGCTGTCATATTGGACGTGCGTCGAAGGAGCGTGGAGCCTCGACTTCATCAAGGTGCTGGACAACAACCGCCAGTACTACCTGATCGACGCGACCGAGATAGATATGGCTGAGCCGCCGGCACTGCCGCCTGAATCACCCCGCACGGCTAACAAGCTCGACGGCGACACAGTGATGGTTTGCTACCCGAACGGGTTCTGCGCTTTCACTTGCGTGTCAGGCGTCTGGGTCCGCGATTGGTGCAAGGAGTTTGTAGAACCGCCGACTCTTCAAGACGGAGGTTCTAACCTTGTCGCCGACGACGGTGTGACCATCGGTCCGATTCTCGGAAAAGACGGGAACCCTATTGACACGGACAGTGCTCGAGTATTCACTTTGGGCGATCTGGCAGACCCGGATCGCGGCCCGGTTCAGGACATTCGCTGCGTCGATCAGACGATCCAAGCGACCTACTGTGATGACAGCCAGATTTGTTTCGCCCCCTCATACCAGAGGCGCACGGGCGGAGCGCTGCCGCCGAATATCGTTGTGGGCGACCCGGCGAGCGATACTCCGCTGGCCGAATTCTGCGTCGACGTCGTGTTGCCCAAGTGTCCGGTAAACGTCCGTCTTGACACTTACTTCTCTTACAAGCTGCGAAGGGCAGGAGACGGCGATTTTGCAGGACGTCTGGTCTTCCACCCGCAGTACAGCGTTGACGGCGTCGCGTGGTTCAACATGGCTATAGGGGGTGTCGACGACATTAACTACAACGGACAGACTTCTAGCGTCATCGGCGAGATCAGCTTCAATGACTGGGCTTTCACCACGGTAGCTCTCTCAGGCGCGCAGCAGATTTGTTTCAGGCTGCTACTGGTTACCAACGGCATGACGGCTGGACTGGCGGATGCCGAGACGATGAATGGCACTGTGAGCTGGATGGGAATGGTTTGCTGTGACCCCGCAACGTTGGGTTAAAAGAAACGCGATGTTTTGTGAACCCCGATGCCGATCAAGTGCCCCCGTTTTATGAACACGTCACTTAAAGCTCTTCTGGAAGGGGCGGCGAACAACAGCTGCGTTGAGCTATCCGGCGAGTATATTGTCGACCAGCCAATAGTAGTGACCAACAAGTCTTTGCACCTAAGGGCTTGCGGGTGTGTGACGATCAAACAGGCATTTGACCCAGCGCAAGAGAAACCTATTATCGGGTTTTATGACTCGGGCGACACCCGGCTTACGGGCCGGTTTAAGTTTTATGGTTTGGACACTCCAGCTCTTTATGATTCTCTATACCCTCTTACAGGACCAGCTAAAAATAACAATAATTATTCTGCGTTGGAATTTAGAAACAGCCCGTCTATATGCGTAGACAATGTATACGTGGAAGGCAAGATAACAGGCATAACACTGGATAAGTGCCCGGAATCCACGGTAGGAAAAGTAGAAGGTCTGGGTTTTGCTGATCAGTTGACTTCACTTAGTAATTGGCACATTTTAATCAGGGACACAAACTCGGAGAATGTTAGCCAGTACAGAATAACATCGGATAACTTTGGCTCTACTGTTTTGTGCGGCGCGTACAGCTACAAGTATTTCGACAGCGTCCCCACGAAAATTAAATACTTGGATTCTATAACAGCTAAAAGAATAGGGGATCACGGGGTATACATAACTTCGGGAAGCCGCAATGTAATACTGGACGGGTACCATTTTAGCGATTGTAAAAGCTCCACTGTTCGCGTAGACGAAACAGGCGCGACTGTAAAGAACGGTTACGTTGAAGATAGCAATGTTGGCGTATCGGTCAGAGCGGATTGCGTCACTGTTCACAGCCTCAAATGTGATCGGTCGAGAGAGGCGGTCCGGGGCAGCCCCAACCTCCAAACAGGCGCGCGCCCCTCTAACTGCGATGTAGACAGGGTCACTTTGGAAGACGGGGTGACAGCTGCGGTGATGGGGTTTTTCGAAAAATCGAGCCTGAGTAACATCTGTGTCCGAAGCGGGTCTTGTTTTGGAGTTTTCCTCCGCGGCGGTTACGGGGTAAACCTGCAAAACCTGCAGGGAGAAAACACCAATAGAATATTACTTCTGGCCCGGGGGGTAAGAAATTTGTCGGCCCGCAACGTTAAAGCGTATAGCGCTTCGTCTGCTTATTTGGGGCATAACGCTTACGCGGTTCTCGACAACGTAGATCAAGGAACGTTCCACGATTTTTATTCTGATGCGGGGGGCGTTCGGGAAATAAGCACGAGCTCCGACAATCTTTTTTACGACTTAGATTCTGGGGTTCCCGACCTTATTCAGGGGTCAGCCCCGCGAATGCTTTGACGAGTTGGTTTATATGGCTACGAATTCTAGCTGCGCGTGCTCTTGCAATTGCTTGAGCTGCCGGATCAAAGTGATACTGGCGGAGTGCTTTGAAAACACTGATGTCATGGGGGAGCTGCGCTGTGTAGAAGCGCAGGACGGCGCTTCTCTGACAGTGCAAATCCGACATCCCATTACAGGCGAGGTGCTGTCGGGCCCGTGCACGTTGACAGTCCCCGCTGGCGCTCAAGGCGCCCCCGGACCTACTGGCGATCCGGGCCCTGCTGGCGACCCCGGACCTGATGGTGACCCCGGACCTGACGGTGACCCCGGACCTGACGGTGGCCCCGGACCTACTGGCGATCCGGGCCCTGCTGG